AATGGTGTGGCGAATACATATACTATAACATAAAAATAACCGTACCAGTTAAGATACGGTTACCTAACCTAGGTTATACATGGTTTGTTAGATAAAATATCTAACAATATTGGAAAGTGTGTATACATCACATTAACCTACCCCATTTTGGGACACAGTGCTTGTCACTCGTCAGCGACGACATATGAATTCTCAGTTAATGTGATGCAGGTACTTTAATCAGTCTGTACCAGTGACTGAGTCGTTTCATGAACAACCATTTCATATATTCATTATAACATAAAAAAACAGGGTAGCCATAGTGACTACCCTTGTATAATGACGTGGTAATTTAATTATATCATTTCCAGTCTATTTTACCCCAATATTTTTCGTTTTTGATTTTTTGTTGTTTGTCTGTAATTTTACAAACGGCACAATAGAAATGTTTGTTACTTGAGCCTGGTGCTTGATATTTAAAGCGGAGCCACCAATATCCATCTTTTTTGATAACTTTATCAAATTTAACCCAATCTGTCTTTCTGTATAACCACGATCCACTTTCAACAATGGTACCATTTAAGCCAGGCGATCTTCTAACTCTAATACCTTCTTTAGGTGCATTAGGGTAGAAAGTACCTCCCCAGTTCCAAGTTGTCTTTTTGCTAGATGGTTTGCTCTTAGGTGCATTGATTTGTCTACCATTGATAGCCTCTGCAAGTCTCTTAGTAAAACTGTTGATGTTCTTAGTGATATAGTCCATGTCTTTTTTACTAGTGATAAAACCTAACTCAATCAATCTGTAATTTAAATTGAGTTGGCCTGTAACGTTAGCATTTAATAAATCATTTCTAGGTGTTACACCTCTAATTTTACCAACTGTCTTACCTAGTGCGCTAGATAACGCTTTGTCTATATCATCTGCAGGATACCTGTCACTTACAATGACATGACCACCACTTGCTTGAGGACTAGCAGAATCTAAGTGGAATTCTACAATGACATCAGGCTTAACATTCTTTTTAACCCAATATAAACCATAATCTGAATAGTTACCTACACGTTGTCCATATAACGTATCTTGATACAAGTCTTGATTCATTGATTTGCCACCGTATAAAACAACTTTATTACCTACACTTTCAAGATGTTTCTTTATTCTCGGGATAATTTCCTTTCTATTGAAGTCACGTTCATTATATCCGTTTGCTACGGCGCCTGGATCATTTGAATAAGCACCTTTACCATGACCTGCAACAAGCAAAATTTTCTTACCTTTCTTAGCTTTCGCTTTCTTAACTGGTTTAGCTTTGCTTTTAACTTTGTTTTTAGTCGTTTCTTTAGCGTAGAACGGTCTAATAAACCACATAGGGAAGTCGTAGCCATGTGTACGTCTTGTAGTAACTTCAGGAGGTGTCCAATACGCACCGCCAACCCAATTTTGCTCCAGTATAGTTATAGAGTTAGAAGTAGCAGAAATAACGATACCTACGTGACCATAACCCCCACCATAATTTCTATTGAATATTACAACATCTCCAGGCTTAGCTAAAAATGATAGTGTATTCTCATAAACAGTAGCTTCTCCTGTAAAATTGTTCCATGTCGGAATATCTGCAGCACCTACACCTTTTAAAGTATGACCGAATAAATAAAGCCAATATTGGTTAGCTACGTCGAAACATTGAAAACCATAAGCACCGTCAGGGTTTAACGCTTTGCCCTCTAAACTTTTTAAATATGAAATTGATTGCTTATATGTTCTAACAGATACCATTAGAAATCATCTCCATTCGTTTGAGGCGCACCACCTGTAGAATTTGTTCCAGCTTTAACTTCATGTAACTTTTGTTGTCCTTTTTGCGCTGCGTGAGAGAAGTTATTATTTTTCCACCAAGTCCATAAAGACACTGCACCAGTGATAATAGAGCTGATAGTCACTTCATCTACTGGAATAGGCGAAATGTTTTTAGTAGCTAAAAATTGGTTAACCCAAGCTAAAATAAATACGATTGTTCTTACAATTGAACCTACATCTGTTTTCATACTCATATCTCCTTTTAGATAAATTAAAAAGCCAACGCAAAACGTCGGCTGTCAATTATTCTATACATTCACTTTTTCTGGATCATATTCAATACCTGTTAACTCTAAATATTCTTCCGGTGTTACAAACCCTCTTTTTACAAATAAAGCAAATTGTTCGTTAGTGTAGTAACCCATTTTATAATATTTAACTCCGATATCATGCATTTGTTGTGCCTCCTAAAATTTGAATAGTTAAATCTGATATATCTTTTCTAACATCCATTAATTCTTCTTGAGTTTTTAACAACTCTAAAGATAGGTCAGCTATAATATCTTCTTTTTCATTGTTTTTATTTGTCGTATCTTCATTTTCGCTTTTCGGTTGTGAGTCTTCCCAATTTTCTTTAGTATTGCCAATCCATTGTTTACCATCAAAATGACAAGGAGTATATATTCCTTCTGGAGGTTCTATATCAGTCCATTGTCCTTTAGGATATTCCATTTCTCCATTGTGATTTTCAATAACTAAATATGGTGTGCCATCATAAAAATAAATTTGCTTTGTCTTCATATTCCCGCCTCCTATAAAACGACTATTCCTTCGATGTAATAAGCGCCATAAGGCATTGCTTCACTTTTAGGGTCAAATGTTATTTCTAAATCTCCACTTTGAGTTATAGTCACGTTGTAGATGATTAATTGAGATGAATTAACGCCCGCTTTTGTATATTGTTTATAATCTTTCACCTTATCCGAGATGTTTTTCGGGAGTTTCGCAAAAATCATTTCTTTACTGTTAATGGAACTTACTGCACCTTTTATAAATAGCATTTCTGTATCATTAATAGAGATTAATTTATACATTGGCTTGTTAAGTGTCCCAGCTTGTGTAATTCCGTTCACAAGAGGAAGTGTTTGCCAGCCTGTGTCAGTACCTTTAGCCTTTAACTGGTCTAATTGTTCTTGTGTGAAATCGTTATACGTGAATGGTTTACCGTCTTTTCCAGGAACACCTTGTATACCCTGTTCTCCTTTGAATGTATCAGCATTTTCTTCCATATATACTTTCAAATCGTTCTCTAACTTATCTTTGAAATCATCATCTAATAATCCTATAGCATTCTCTTTCATAACGTTTCTAACTAAATCTTGTAATGAATCTACATGTATTTCTTTTCCAATCGGTCCAGTCATTCCACTATCTGTGATAGTGAAATAAAAGTTAGCGACGTGAACACTATCCTTTTCATTAGCTAAGAATAATTTCGCGTCTACTTTCCCTGCGTGTTTAATGACATTGTCAGACACCTTATATTGAATGACGCCGTATTCAGGTAAAATGATCTCTAACGGTTCATTAGTGAATATAGAACCGTCTGAACTAAACAAATCTAAACGAGGAGTCATATCAGTTTTGTTAAAATCTAACACTTCGTTGTTATCTCTGATAGTGATTCTTATATAAGCTGATCCGTCATCTTCTGTATAAAAATTAGCGCCAATAAAACCGTTCTCAGCTGTACTAACATTTATATTAGTAGCAACATCTGTAAGTTTTTGTAACATATACACACCTCTTTCAATTATTAAAGGCTACCCACCGTCAGTGAGTAGCCTTTTATCTATATTTATCTCTGATATAATACATACCTTTTAATCCTACTTTTTTGTATAAACTGTTTATTGTTGTTGCTTGGAAATTACACCACTCAATCGCAGTAGCATATTGCATACGACCGGGGTTTTTAGGGTTCCAACGCATTCGGTACAAAGTGTTCTTACCTTGATTAAAGAATTGTTTTCTAACGAACTTAGCCCCACCTATAATACCATTACGTGGACTCGTCCAACCTTGTCTTCTAGCGTAAGCTATGGAAGCATTAGGGTTATTGTCATATGCTGCAATACCAAAGTAATTGTAAATACCATAACGTCCACTGGCAAAGTTACTACGGCCATATCCACTTTCTAAGAATGCGTGAGCAATTAAGTATATTTCATTTACGTTGTATTTCTTACAACCGTCTGCGAAAGCTTTACCTTGACCGGATAAAGTACCTTTACCTTTAAGTATCTTATTCAACTTACTTACTGGTATACCTTGATACTTACCTAAATCCAACATTTGATACCTTTGTACTGAACTATTCCATATAGTGTTAGGGTTCATATACTTACTTGTTTGTGACCTAGAAGCATTGCCCCAACCCCAACTGTAAGATTTTTGAGGCATACCATGTGCCATTTGCGCGTTCAGTGCTTGTTGGAAAGTATATTTACTTTTCTCTACAACTACACGAGGTTTATTCGAAGTTCTGTTTGTTGTTTTGCTTTTTTTGTCTGTCGGTTTGTCGTTCTGTTCAGGGTTATCGACCGAAGTTTTAGGTTTAATCTTTATGGTTGTCTTTGTAGTTGTTGTGGTAATCGTTTCTGTGAGTAATTTATCTCTTTTTAAATATAAACCTATTATTTTCTTTTCAACTTCTTTATATTTACTTTCATCAGGAATACCGTTTTTGATTAAGTCGTAATTAATTAAATCTTTCATAGAACGCCATATATTAGGGTCTGCTTTGATTGATGATTCAGATAGTTTTACCTTACTCCAACTTAGTAACCAAACGCCGTAGATTAACGCTCTGATTTGATTGAGCATGAATTGGCGTTTACTATCCGTTTGTCCTCCGCAAACTTCCATAACAAGCCAACCTGGATGTTCTGGTGCTTCTTCTGAATCAGGTCTAGGTGTCCATACACGCTCACGGTCAATATATACATGAGGGTATTCATCTTCATTCACATATTTATTACGTTGTAAATACAATTCTTCAACAGAACGCATATGTGTACTCTCTTTGATATATATACCTTTTACCTTCCCTATCAACTTTTGCCCTTCAACCATATAATGATAAATATATTCCAAATCATCGTCTAAATCGTATGCGAATGATGTATAGGAAACTTTGGTAATCTCTTTAGTTATAGGTTTTGTTTGTTCTTTTGTGTTTTTAGAAGTGTTGTCATTAGAAGGTTTGGACGGTGTACTACTTGGTTTCGATGGTTTCTTAGTTTCTGCGTGGTAGGGAGGTCTGACAAATCCGCTTATACCGTTATAACTATGTTTAATTTTCGCGCCAGGTGAGCCTGTATAACTATTTGCACCAATCCAATTTTGATCCACACTAGTAAAGTAACTTTTGGTAGACGGACCTATGACAACAGCAGTATGACCAACACCGTTATTAAAGGAGCCCTTTCCCCAAACTGCCATGTCACCAGGTTTCGGAACAAAGTTTCTAGTGTTTCTATAAAATTTGAAGCCTTTAGGGTATCTATACCATGCCATAGCAATCGCATTTCCTGTTGTTTTAAAATGCCAATATCTATTGAAAATGTAGTTTGGTAGGTCCCAACACTGGGCGCCATAATAACCATCTACATCAACTCTTCTGCCAATCATCCTTTTTGCCCATGCTGCAACTTCCGAAGCAGTAGGTTTTCTTTTTTTAGGGCTAGGTAATCCCATATATCCACCTCATTTCTGGCATAATAAAAAGTCGATACATAAGTACCGACTTAGTTTCCAAATAGCAAAGGGGCAATTACTTTACTTAGTGTTTCTAATAGTGCGAATGCACCTACAAGTATAGCGCCTAAAGTTTTATTAGATAATTTCCTTTCTTCCAATATAAATTGCTTATCTTCAATCTTGCTATCTAATGTTTTTCTGATATCCCTTACTTCTTCGTTAACTTCTTCAAAACGCCTATTTGTATTAGAATTTGATTGCCTCAACTCTTTCACAAGTCCTTCTATGCTATTCGCCATTCTATCCGTATTTTTTTCAGTGTTAGCAGATGTACCTTTTAATTCTGTAATAACTTGTATCGTTTCCGTATATCTATCGTCATGTTTTTCATCAACTTTGTATAACTTTTCAGTCGTTTTATCTATATTAGTTTCGGCTTTATCCATACGTTTTTCTAAGCTAGTAATTCTTTGTTCTTCTATTGTTTTTTGCATAAAATCAAAACTCCAATTGCAACCAAGATGATTTGTATGATACCAACACTCAAATTAATGTAATAGGTCGTGAACATCTCTGCACCACTTACTGACAATAAACCGAAAAGTATATGGATGAAACCACTTAAACTATTACCTAAAACGATGAATATAGCATATGCTTTACCATCTAAGAACATCGCTGCAATAAGAATGAATGAACCTATTAACATAAACCAACCCATAGTCTGAATGTCAAAATAAAGACTTATTTTGGTATACAAAGGAGATATTTTTTCTAGTTCATCTACCGTTTTATCAATCCACTCTAAGCTTCTTATTCCACCTGTAACAGCTAACAATAAAAGTAAAAGGTTGGACATTAAGTCTGATGTGTTTATTTTCTTCAAGGTTAATACACCTACTTCACTTAAAATAAAAACCACAAGTTATTTAACTTGCGGTTCGTAATCTTTACCTGTAGTTTCTTTAAATTGCTCCGGAGTAATCCAACCAACTCTAACAAACTTTTTGAAAGTTTCGTCAGTGTATAATTTCTTCTTATATAAATCGATTACTACTTTGTCCATATTATGCTTCCCCCAATTTTTGATTTGCTTGTTCTTCAGTTATTAGTGCGATGTTCTGCTTCAAACTCATAACTTCTTCTTGTAAATCGACAACTAAGCTAGTTAATTTAGCTATAGCAATATCTTTGTCATCAACAGGAATTTCTACTTCAGGCAACATCTTTTCTAGCTCATCTTGGGTTTGTCCAACCCATTGTTTACCGTCATAATAGCAAGGTAAGATGATACCTTGAGGAGGTTGGTTCTCTGTCCATTTTTCATCAGGATAAACATATTCATCTTCTTCATTTTTGTGAACAATAATTGCTTGTCCATTTTTCCACAAATAAACTACTTTCACTTTATCACTCCGTCCATTCATATTGACCGTAAATGTAATCTGTATCAGTCCACGCTGATGGATCTACAGTAGCGTCAAAATTCACTGTTCCTGATGTGTTCAACGAAATACGTCCGTTATTTTTATTTCTAGGAGCACTTATTGAGAAAAACATTAAGTTTTTGACAAATTCTTTAGGTAAAAGTGCAATGGTCTGTCCATGTTTAATCGTTGTAGCATTAATGCGTAACATTTTCTTAGTAACTCCATTTTGTGTGATTGTTCTGTACGCACTAGTAAATCCACCTTTGGAAACTAAGTCGTTATGAGGTGACGCACTGTTCACTAGTTGTAAATCAATCCAACCAGTATCTACAACATCTGAACCAACACGTTCCCATTTGCTCCAACTCTTATAAAATCTTTTTTGGTAGATTACAGTTGAATTGTAAGGTTGGTATTGTATTAAGATAGCATCTCCATTTCTTTTGTACTTTGTTAACCACCCATTATTATTTGTTCCAGCTGGGTTGTTCAAAGTAAGAACAACATATCTAGTTCCTATCGGTAAAGACATTAATTGTTCGTTATTATCGAAATCTATTTGTAGGTTAGCATCATAAAAATTAGTGCCATCATCATTTGTTAATTTAAATTTTTGCCAATTCTTTTCTGTAAACTTATTTTCTACATATTCAGGGGTAGTAAAACCATCTCTTTCAAGAGTTTCGTTGAATGTTTGTAGTTTTTCGTCAATTGTTGTGTTAGCCTGATTAACATTTGTATTAAAAGCGTCTACATTGCTATCATAAGTTTTTTTGAACGTATCAGAAGCCAAATCATAATCTGTCTTGATAGCGTCACGTTTAGCATCTATTTGTCTTAAAGCTTCTTCTCTTTCTAAATCGATACTTTGATTAGAAGTAAGTAACGCGTCTGTAATGGCAATAAGAGCGTCTGCTTGAGCCTTGTTTATTTTAACGAGATATTCTTCAGCTGTTTGCTTAATAGATTCAATCAGCGTTTGTGTATCGCCTATATCTTGTTTGAGTTGTTGCACTTTCTTTTCTAATTCTGTGCGTAAGTCATCAAACATACGAATGTAAGATACTTTGATATCACTTTCTATTTGATTAATAAGACTATCACGTACTGTAAATTTAAAAGTACCTAATACAACAGTGTCGTCTTTTCCTACATTGTTTACATCATTGAGTGATAAGTAAATTTCACCCAACACTTCAGAATCGACAACGTTTTTTAAAAACCATTGAGGCACCGTAACACCTATCAATCCTTTCATCGGATCAATGAATTCTACGTCTAATACACCTGATGTACTAGGTCGTTTTTCTTCTGTTCCGTTTGTAGCTTTAAAGAAAGCATAACCCTTAACGTTTTTGTCACTGATTAACAAAGGTTTGTTATCTTTTTGTACTACAAATTGAAATTTAGCGGTGTTTTTATCGAGATTATAAAAACCGATACCTCTATTAGATATCGGTTGTAAATATGGTTCTTCATTTAAATCGAGTTTACCTACTTTTTCTAATTCCATTATTTAGCACCCCACAATACTAATGCTATTGCACAGCCACGTTCTTCAGTGTATTCAGAAGTTATCTTCATGACTCTACCTTTACCATTTACATTATCTTTGTAACCCACACCTGCTCTACCATTGATATAGTCACCTGGTATAACGTCTTTTTCAATGTTTGTGTAGATTTGGCCTAATAATCCGACTACATTCCATTCAGGTCTTTCTGAACGAGATTCGTAAATAATGCTATCGTCATAATCAGGGTTTTCTACTGGTACATCACGCCATTCGAACGAAACGTTGCCCTCATCGTCTACAAACTCAACTTGTTTTCTGTTTGTAATCGTTACACCGTATTCGTTCTTTAAGAATCTGTCTTTATGGTGGAATGTTTTTTCATTAGCAACTAATGCAGCAGTGCCAGAAATAACACCAATAGGCTCGTCGCTAGGTTGTGCTTTTCTTATTTTATCTCCGTCTAAAGTAACGATAGTTCCTAAATCAATTGCTAAACCATTTTGTGACTCAAATAACTCTGCGATATCGGCGCTATCTTGTTTAAGTTGACCTGCTAAAGTAAGGTTTCCAGAGTATGTGCTTAAATCAAACTTAATATTTGAAGTTGAAGGACCACCTTTTGAGCCATAACCACCAACGACATGATAGTTTCCTGGAGATTTAACCCTGTTACTATTAAGGATTAGTTGCGTATGTCCTGACTTATCTGTTTCGGAATTAAGTGCGTTGATAATACCACTACGAGATCCATAAGCTTTAGATTTAGCACCTGAACCTAAAACGAAACTACGACTACTATATGCTTTTGAACCACCTGTTGACGCAATAACTGCGCTTGTATTTGCTACACCTGCACTACCAGTGGTTGCGATACTTGCACCACCTTTTCCAACTGTAGGTGCAGTGTCATATTTTTCACCTGCTATCCAAGCTGGTGTGGAATAGTTGTCTGATGTAACACCATTGACTATTGCATGGTTGTTAGTTAATCGTAATCCGATACCTGAACCATTACCATGTAAGTTGCAGTTAGTGATTTTAGTATCGTTAATACTTCCACCTACGCCAATACCGATGTTATTTGATGAATTCCAAATATTGATATTGTTAAGTGATACTCTTGACGGTCTATTACTTCCGCCGAACAATCTAATATCAACATCTGCATTTTTAAAGTTTCTAACATTGATATTGTTGAGTGAGATGTTTTCTGCCATGAATTGAACAGCAATAGCAGGTTGTTTTTTGTCTAGTTTTCCATCTTCTAATTTTCCGAAATCATCATCACCAATTGCAGTGAAATTATTGACTGATACATTTTTATAAGCACTGATTAATAATGCTCTAGGTGTTGAGCCTGGATACACACCATTGTATTTAGGGTTTAAAGCTAAGCAATTATTTAGCGCCACGTCATAAGCAGTCAAACTTTTATTGTCCGTTTTAGCTCTATGGTGACCGATGTGTCGAATGTTGTAAGCTCTTGTATCTCCGATTGATATGTGACCGTTAACGAACACACCACTTGCAGCACTTGCGTTACTGTGTGCTTTGATTTCTAAACCACCGAAGTTACCTTTGGTTCTATTGTTTGATAAGAATACATATTGTGAGCCATCATCAATTTCTATACCGTTATTATTGCTTCCACCAGTTGGAGTGTGTGCATAGGAATTTGAAATTGTGATGTAACGAGAATGGTGGGTAGTGATACCGTCATCTCCGCAACCATATACCTCACAATTATCGATAAATATGTGTTTGCTTTCTAACGAATAAGGGACGCGATTACCATCGCCCTCGTAGTAATAATTGTCATTTGCATATGTTACATCGATACAATGTAGTAAAGCGTCATATGATTTAACGTTATAGATATATCCATTAGTTACACCCGCAAATCTAATGTTAGATGAACGAGAACCACCGGTAGCTTTAAGTGTTTTATTTTGTCTAAACTTATTCCCGTTGAACGAAAAACTTTCTAATGAAATGTTTTCAGCTCCACCACTCATTTTTAAGTTAGTGATACCAATATTTTCTGCAGGTGTTTCGTCCATAAACTTAATTGTAGTAATGTCTTTACCTTGTCCTACCAAACGAGAGTTGTTAGGCATTTTAATACCTGTTGTAAGGTAAGTACCACCACTCATAGTTACCTGTACATTGCCGTTACCTAATGCGTCTTGGAAAGCTTTCGTACTGTCCTTTTGACCTGTAGGATCTCCGCCAAAGTCATCAACGTTAACAATACGTTGTATTTTCTTAGTTAAGTCGGCTCTTAGTTCTTCTCTAGCATTACTTTCTCTTAAAAAGTCGTGATATAGACGTTGATGTAAAGAATCGAAACTTTGAGCGTCCATTGATGTATGACTTGCTTTTAATTCATTGTTACCGTCGCCATTATGACCTAACACAAGATGTTCAATGAGTTCATCTTGAAAGTTTTCATGATTGGATAAGACAACGTCTTGGCCTTTTGTAGTTTTGTGTTTGATTTGTTCAGTTGTATGTGCATTTTTTTGAGTGGTTAAATGTTCGTTAAAGCTATCATCACTTTTATTAGTCCAGTATTTTATTTGTTCGAAGTTATTCTCAAGTTGACTTACAAACTTTTGACTAAAGTACGAGTGAAGTTTCGTAATTAAATTGTCTAATTTCAAAGTTTTTGACCTCCTTAGCCATAAAAACCGTAAAAGTTTTTAACTAGTTCATACATAATGACTTCGTGTCCTTTTTCATTAGGGTGTACACCGTCAGGCATACTCGATTTTCTGTATGAAGGTATATTGGGTTTGAATTGTGTTGAGTGAAAAGCATCATACACAGGTATATCTAACTCGTTACAAGCATCTATTTGAATGTCTACATAGTCAGCTAACGTGTAACCTAAATCGTTCTTAGTGGTGTCTTTTCGGACAACCTTACCGTCTTTTATATAACACTGTTTTGTAGGTGTCATGACGATTATTTTTGATTTAGGGTTATTACTCTTAATTTTAGAAATGGCACTATAAAAGGCACCGTAAAACGTTTTAATGTCCGTTTTATCAGTGCCTATCTTAATATCATTTGTCCAATCATCATCTGTACCTTGAACAATGATTAAATCACCTTTAATTTTAGTTGCTTGTTCATAAATGCTATTATCTTTGTTTGTGCTCATTGTCGCACCACTAACAGCTAAGTTTGTTGATTTAGCTTTTATCTTCTTAGCTAACATTTGCGTAAAGTTAGTTTTAGCACCAGTACCTTTAGCTACAGAATCTCCAATAGTACCTATTGTTTTAACTTTCCTAATTTTAGACTTAGGTGTAAAGTCGTGAACAATCGTACCATTTGCAGTTGTAACACTTTTAGCATGTGCGCTTTCTAATCTCTTTTTAATGTCATCGGTTTTCTTTTGTAAATCTTGTGTCGTTTTAGTGTTAGCTTGTGTTTGTGCTTGCATTGACCGTAAATCTTTCGCAGGATCAGATTTGTTAGATTTAATAGCTTTAACATAATTTGCAGCAGTATTTACTGCTTTCATATATCTATCTTGTAATCTAAATTCCCCAAGTACTACGTCTTGCTTGATAATTTTATTGTAAATATCTCTATGAGTAGTAATTTCGATAATTCTAACAAATTCATTTAACCCTATTAAATCGTCAACTACATTCACAATATCTCCAACTCTAGGTACTGCTTCTTTAAAATGTTTTTGTAAAGATATGAAGTCTAGGGTTACAGATGTTTTTAAACTTTCTTGTATAACTAGCTCCATAGCTTTTTTGAGTGTATCTCCCTTTGTCATACGTCCATCTACAACAGGTGGCGCGTGTCGTTTGCCTATAAGGTCAGCTAAAGGGTGTGTGTACTCATATTGCAAGCTAGCTTCGTTAAAAGTTTGTTGATCGTCAAAACCACCATAACCTCTGATGTAGGTATAACATTTAGAAGCGTCTTCTTGGACTTTTACATTATTAGCATTGACACCTGCTTTAATGTAATAGTTAGCTTTTCTTTGAACAATATCATATAAATGAAACGTTTTTGTTTTAGCGTTATATTCGTATTCTAGATTATATCTTTCCAAACCCTTTTTAAATAATTCTAAATTGGTATCGTGGTTACCTAGATTTTCAAACTTGGAAGATGAAACCTTAGCGTGTAATTCATACTTATAACCGGTATCTTTAAAAACTAAATCAAAGTAACTTTTTCCTGTAAAACTACCGTTATATACTTCGTACACTCTTAAATTGTTTAGGTCATCTAATTCGACAGGACGCGCTTTGATTGTTAACTTTTCCTTTTGACCTACAGTTGTTTTGTCTAACATAACGATACGGTATTCGTTTAGATCATCAGCACCACCAACGCCTGTAATCGTCCACATTTTAGTAATAGCCCCTATAGCGTCAAATGTAGCTTTGTTTTCTACCATTTCTATTTCTAAGGAGCCATCTTCATTTAATTTCTCGTTTAATTTTGTTTCTACAGGTAGGGATTGCCCAATGCCCTGTAACGTTTTTAATAATATTGGCAATTAAGCAACCTCCTTACAAGTAATATCTTTTGTGTTTAAACGTGATTTTTTGAAGTTTCTTAGTAGTATGGAAAGTGTTCCAACCAGGCATTAATACAGGTTGTTGTTTTGTCTTGTTGTAATCATCAATACGTAAGTTATTACGATATACATGGATACCGTCAAATTTTATAACATCTCCTGCTTTCAACTCTAAACCACTTATTTTCATAATGTCGCTATGTGTCATGTAGAAGTTGAAACCGTCACTATCTTTTTTGCTAACGTTTTCTCCTAGAACCATTTCTACAACACTATCTTGGTTAAATTGATTTATTTCAGCTGTACCACCGTAATATACATCGCCCACTTTAGTATCATAGAATGTGTATCTACGTTCTTTATGAGATGTGTTGAACGGGTTTTTGTCTGGAATACCCCATTTATTCAAATTACCACTCTCTTTTTCTAAATCTGTACTATACCCAATACTCTCAAAGTATGGTAATTCAATCGTTTCGAAATCTAGTGTGAATTCACCTGACGTTTTAGTAGTATCGAATGACACTTCATTAACTAAGCCAACAAGTATCTGCCTACCGTCAACATATTCTAGTTCAAAAGATTGTTCCTTAGGTTCGAATATATTCTCAAATTTAATTTCACTTTCGGATGCTGCTAATTCTCTAAGATAAAAATGACCTCTTAGCATAGCTTGTATGTTCGCTTTTAAATGAGAAGCATAAGCTATCTTTTCTACATCGTACCTAACAGTCATAGATATACTTTTCTTTTCTTCTTTAGTAGCGTTGTGAAATCTACCGTTAACACGATCAATTTCGTCAAACTTACGTTCATACCCTGCTCCTTTTACATCATAAGAAACAACTCTCAACGCAGTACCAGTAAAGCGATTGTTACTAATACGTAAACGTTCTTTATTTTTGTAAACTTCAACATCATGTAATATCAATTAACAATCACTCCTTTAAAATAATCCGAAACTTGCGTCTTTTGAGTTGGAATCTTCAATGTAAGATTTAATGGCCGGTATATCTGACTCATTACGAACAGTCACATTAACGATAGGTTTATTGTTCTCTTGCATGCTATGACGTACGTCTTTACTCATATGTGCGTTCACATCGCTATTTAATCCACCTGTTAAGTCTGATGTTAAATCAGTGTTTAAATCAGGGCTAAATGCGTTAGTTACATCTTTCGCTAAACGACGACTGGCATTAATAGCACTATTGCTTTGTTCCATAATACCAATACCTAAACCTTGAGAAATATATCCGCCTATACCTCTGAACACACGTGAAGGTGAGTGAATACCTAGTACGTTTTTAGCTGCACTAACTGCTTTTTTAGCGATGTTTGCAGCAGCATTTATAACTCTACTTGCGCCATTCGCAATACCTCGTGCAATACCTGAAGCAATATGCAATCCTGCAGATACCATTTTTCCGAAGAAACTTCTGACTTTGGAAACAGCTCTACCCATACCAGAAGCCACTTGTGATACAACTCTAACAAAACCACTAACCACGCCTTGAACAAATCTACTCATCGCAGAAATGATACTTGAAACCCAACGAGCACCACCAGAAATGATGCGACTTAATGCTTGCATCATTTTTTGAGCAACAGTTGAAACTACACGTGAAAACCAACTTGATACTGTATTCCATATTCTAGTAACTGCACCTGAAATCGCAGACCAAATTTGGTTCCAACTTGTAATATTAGTACCAAGTATTCTGTTCAAAACATTGAATATGAAGTTAGAAATTTGGCCCCAAATTGACAATATGGTATTCCAAATCGTACTCATTACATTAGAAATCGTAGTTTGTAATGTTTGCCAAGCGCCAGAAAAATCTCCGGTAAGGAGCTGTATTAATGCAGTAAACAAACCGAAAATCAATTGCGTAGCAGCTTGTAGTATTCCACCTATCGCAGTGAATACTACTGAAATCACAGTCCAAAGAGATTGGAAAGCAGTTACTAAACCATTGATAAGGCTGATGAATAAGAAGCCGAGAACTTGGTTTGCAACTTGTCCTAACATTTGTAAGATAGGCATAATTGGTTGTAGCGTTTGTTCGATAGACGCTCTGAACTGATTAAACCAGTTAATCACTGTTTTTACAGCGTTCATTATCGTATCTTTAATTGTGTTCCAAGCTTCAACACAAGTTTTTCTGAAATTCTCGTTCGTTTTCCATAACCAAACAATAATACCTATTAAAGCAACGATAACGCCTATGATAGCCAATACAGGCCATGAAATCGCACCTATAGCTACACCTAACGCTTGGAATGCACCACTTAACATAGGTAAGATACGCATAATTGTACTAATAGGGCTCATGAGAAGTCTAAATGCGATTTTCACTAGGTTTAACGCGCTTCTAAGTATTTGAGTGTTTCTAGCAAAAGCTAACATTTTACCGATAGCTTGGATTAAACCTACACCGAACACATTAGATAGCATTGTACTTACTGCGATGATTGGTGCTAGTAAAGCCCACAACATACCACCGAGTATCATACCTATACCAACCATTCGAGCTATAGCTGGGTGTGTTTCAAACAACTTAGCTATGAAACCAGCTAATGCTGTTACTACTTTTAATATCACACTTGCTATTGGCGCCATTGCAGTGCCGAATGCAACCAAAACTCTTACGATATTACCGATTAGATCCATAATGACTGGACCATTCTCTTGTACATACTGAACAAACTTTTTAAATCCTTCAGATTTACCAACTTGTTCAGACCATTCTCTAAACTTAGCAGTCATTTTAACTAGCCAATCAAAGATATTAGAGCTGTTTTGAGCAAATGCTTTCATCAAGTTACCAATACCCATGAATACATTGCCAAATATTTGACCTATTTTAGGTAAATTAGTTTTAGTGTATTCAATAAACGACTTAATAGCGTTCTGACCTGCTACACTGTTAGCCCAGTTTTGGAACTTTTTACCTAGATTATCTAAGCCTTTAGCAGTCCATAAGAATAGTGGACCTAATTGAGTGAATACATTAATAAGTCCGTCACCAAAACGTCCTGCAGCACTTAATAATGTGTTGAATGTCTTAACACCTGTTGTATTCATCATGTTAAAGAACTTACTCGCAGTTTGACTGTTTTGAGCCCATTTTAAGACGCTCTGTGACGCTTGTTCCATTCCTTTAGAGATACCTGCTAAGAATGGTTTCATACGTCCTAAAGCTACGTTAACTGTATCTAAAGCGTTAGATAACGTATTAAATATTTGAGCTTGATTTTGTTTGATAATACCTTCCCAAGTTGACTTAACTTGTTCTAAAGACGCTTGGTATCTTCTTGTTTGTGCAGTGGCTTGTAATGTTCCGTCGTTCAACATTTTAATTGCACTTACTGCCATAGCACCAAATGCAAATGCACCACTTGCAGCAATACCAAATGCACCAGCTACACCTAATGCACCACCAGCAACTACACCTAATGCGTTAGCTACTGCCATGATTGCAGGTACTAATCCAGCTATAATAGGAATAAGGCCTTGAAAACTAGCGATTAGCACACCTTTGATTTGTTGTCCAAACACAGTACCAAATGTACGAATACGAGTAGCTAATCTATCCATTTTGTCGCCGTATTCATCTAAAGACTGACTTAAAGCTCTAGTTAATACTTGAGCTCTTGTCATTCCCCTTGTATCAAAGTTAACTTTTACTGTTTTATCATGTAAGGTTGCAAGCATAGCTTTAGCACCTAATACTGAACGTTTTAAGGGGTTGTTGTTACCTTTAATATCTACTTCTTTATCTCTTAATTGTTGTAACTTTTCTCTAACTACTGCAATTGCTCGTTTGATAGGGTTGTTGTTACCGTCTATTTCAACGGTGTGTCCACGCCAACGTTGAGCCATTGCTTTTGCAGTGTTTAAGGCTCGTTTAAACTTGCTGATATTCGCATCGACTTGTGTTTCAATCTCGTCAGGTATTTCAGTTTTAGCCATACGTTGAGCTTTTCTGATATTCCGTTGGAAATCAGTAATAATCGCCGATATACGAGCCATAAAGTTTTTGTTCATGGCTAACCTCCTCTTTGACTAGTATTACGTAATGAATTCATAAAGCGTCGTGTACCTTGTTTCTGAACTGCTCTGTTTCGTTTGTTTTGTGCTAACTTACGTTCTTTCATACGTTCGTATTCTTCTGATTGTCCACGCACTTCATATCTTTCACGTTCTAACTTTTTTTGCAGTCCTTTTAACGACTTACCAGCTTGTGCAATACTATTAGCTTGAGCACCAAACAATAAATTTTCTTGTTCATCAAGTAACGCCAATCTGCGACCGATAACCCAGTCTTTCCATTCATTAGGCGTCAAACTCATTAATTCATCATAAGGGAGATAGCCTATGTATTGACTGGTTATCTGCCGTATTTCTGAATAATCTAGTACGGTAGCTCGCCCATGATTTCTTTGTAGTTGTTCTTCATGAACTCGATACCGTTCTTCGTAGACTCTTTCTCTTCTTCTTTGACCATAGACGGTGCTGAGTTCATTTGTGTCCAGAACAGACGAGATTTTTGTTTGAAAAAACCACTATGATTTAATACTTGTAAAGCACCTTGTAATAATTCAATAGAATCTTCTTTTTCGTCAATAATTTCCATTAGTGTTTGTTCGATATCTTCGCGTTTAGGTGCGTTTTTACCTAAATAAGCTGTTGCACATTCCCAAAAGTCTGCAATTGCGATTGGATCACGTTCTAAAATACCGTTATAGATAGCATTAAAACCAGATACTTTAGTAGTTTTACCGTTTTCATCTTGCTCATCTTTAGCAAACTTTTTAGCAGTTTTATCAAATAAGAAAGTAGCTTTTGCTTCTACTTCTTCTCCGTTGAATTCTAATGTAGTAATAGGATTGATTGTATTTTCAGTCATTCTTTAACCTCTTTCTGTTATTTTTTACAAAAAAATAGAGGGCTTAATGCCCTCGTAAAGTTATGCACCAGCACTAGGTGTACGGTTTTCGTATGAGTCTGTATAAGCTCCCATATCTTCCCATTCAACTGTAGGAGCAGCAGCACTAGGATTAAGCCATTCTGGTGGTAATGAATCAACAGAACCGTCAGCACTGTTAAATTTAACTTTTGCAGTGATTTCGATTTTGTCATCCTCATCATCAAATGACCATTCGTGCTCTTCTACAATTACATAAGCGAAAGTACCGTGATGTTTACCATCACGTTTTTTAACTTCCCAAATCCATAAACGTAACTGCTTGAAGTTTTTAACTGACTCTTTTAAAGCTTCTTGACCTTTGTCGCCAGGAACACGGTCGACAGTTAACTTGATTTCTTCTTCTACAGAGTTACGACCATAGTCTTTTTTGCCACCTGTAATCATTTCAGCTAAGTCATTACTGATTGTGTGTCCACCTTCAGCTAAACTAGCTAACAGAATAGCATCTTCTTCTTTTAACTGACTTGCTAAAACTTTGTCAGCGATTTGTAACGCTGCAATGTATTTATTCTGCGCCATTCGTTACACTCCTTTGTAAAGTATTGTGTCTGTATTTAAAAATAAGCCGAATGATACCGTGCTTTGTGTACTGATCAATATCAGTAATCACTTCTTGTGTATCAATTCGACTTTTTATAAATGAATAGTTATTTATTTCTATTTCAGAGTTAAGTACAAAACCTAAGTATTGGATGATTTGTGAGGCTTCATCTCTATTTCTAGCTTGGCTATAAACATGCAATGTAACGCCTACATCTTCAAACATACTTGTCGTTGTCTCTTTATTAGTGACGTTTGTTTCACCCACAACGATATATGGGTAAACAGCGTCTTTTTGAACGCAATCAAAAACCCTACCGCCTAGTTGTTTACTGACGATAGGGTTGCTCTTTAATTTGTTATATATCTTGTTAAACAGATACCGTTCTACTGATACCCACATATCTTAACCACCTTATGAAAAATACTTGTTGAAAAACGCTCTACCTTCATCAATTGCTGGTTCCCAAAAGGGTTGTGCATGTTGCCCTTTAGTTGTGTGCCAATGTCCGTCTGCGTCTTTGTAACGCCACGGGATATTCTTTGCACGACTACCACCCGGACCGACTGCGTATATCCCTGTACCGTAGTTGACGTATCATCTTGTTATCGTAAAGGCTTTTTATCCTTTACTTCTTACAGTCGCCTGTAAGTTCGGCGTACATTTTCAACCAATAAAAAAGACAACCTTTATTGGTTGTCGAACACTCTTGCCAGTATTATATTTATTCAACTGGTACGCTCTACGGTGCTTAATAGCCTTCCGCAATCTATTAAGTTACCTCGGTGTTGTCTTTATATTCTCTAATCAAATCTACAAAATGTATATTGTTTTTCTTGTAGTTTGACACTTTGTGTAAAGGTATATTTAATTCATGAGCCCATTGCATTGTAGTTTTTGTAACTCCATTATACGTGTGATAAACAGAAGTGCGTTTATTATAATGTTGTTCTTCCATAGGTATCCATTTACAATTTTTCGGTTCATAGTTGCCATTAACATCTATTCTTTCTAAAGTTAATTTATCACTAAAACCATTTTCTTCGCTCCAACGAATAAATTCTTTCAGATTGTGCCATTCGTCGCATACTTTAATACCACGTTCGCCGTAATTTTTATAGGCTAATGTGTTAGGATTTTCACATCTATTTATCATAGCATTCCATCTTCCGTATACTGGATGCTTAGTTAAACCATGTAAATTAGTTTTTCCTAGATTAAGTGGAGCTTTCACTTTTTTTAAACAGCCACATGATTTAGTGGTACCTAAAGAATCACTTCTCACAGTTACTTTATTCCCACAGTCACACAGACAATTCCAATAGGTTTTTCTGCCAGATTTTTTATCCGACATTCCAATGACTGTTAATCTTCCGAACCTCTCGTTCGTTTTATCTTTGATGTTCATACCTTTTACAAATTGCCCTTTATCATTACGTTCCAAATATAACCACCTCATATACATTATACCTGTACCGTAATTAACATACAACTTTATATTTAAAGACTTCCACCGATTTTGCTCGATTTTTAAATTACTGTTACCAGTAATTGCGACATACGTTTTATCGCGTACTCACTGCCGATATTAATAACGCCTGTTAATCCGCCCTTCTTAAAGTCCATAGAAACACTTTCTCTAAGATAACCGGTGTCAACAGGCATGTTACTAACTATTGAATTGTGAATAATAGTTGTTGTCTTGGCTATACCTTTTTTAGCCCATCTAATCGTTTCTTTTTCGAACTCCTCAAGCTCCTTAACTAAATCCCAATTTCCGTATTTAACCTTAGCCAATAGGACATTCTCTCAATCTTGTTAAGTTGATTTCTTGTTGCCCGCCTTGGTCGACAGGTTCTCCTACTACTTCGTAAGTTTTACCGTTGTATTTAAATAAGTTTGTGTTAGTTATTGGCAGGCTGTACGGCGTATATAGGTTTCTGTCGTATGATTGGTTCATTTGATGAAACTTGAGTTGTTCAGATGAAGTAGGCGTATCCATAAATCCTTGTATTGTTTTTTCGCTCTTAAAGCGCTCTTGTTCACGTGGATACTCTCCTACAACCTCTCTTGAGCCTAATTCGATTGTATGAGGAAACTCATTTAATGGATTAAACATGATAACCAGTCCAACGTAAGCGTCTAAATGGTTTAAGGTAACCGTATGTTTCCTTAGGTAGATCAGTAACGAAAGTGTAGCTCACAGTACCCATAGTACGTGAAGAAATATTGCTAGTCGTACCTTGTTTAATACAGTTAGCAATGAATTTCTCTACATTACTAGGTAATGACTTCCTATTGAATGTTTGATTACAATATTCTTCAGCTACATTCAGATACTTTTCAATAAGTAATTCGATTGTTTCGTCATTTGAAGTGTCATCGAGCGAGAGATTGTTTAATAATTTAACGTCTTGTGCGTTCATTACTCAACACTTCCTAATGCTTCAATGAGTTCATCTTTTTTCATACTAGAAAAGCCCTCTATTTCACGTTCTTTAGCGAGTTCTCTTAATTCTGATACTTTCATACTTTTTAAGTCTTTATCGCTCTCTACACGCTTAATAAGGGGCTTGTTTTGACGGTTCTCTTTTGTGGATAGTTCGACTAATCGTTCATCACTTACATTTAAACCTTTACGAGGGAACGTATCTCCAACGTTATATTCGTAGTTGTCATCTTGTAAGTCTGTGAAGTATTCGATTACTTTATACATACGTCACTACCTCCTTTTATGCGCCTGAGTCTGTAGTTCCTGCGCCTTTAGTAACCTTAACTGCTTTAGATTCATCATATAAGTATGCTACATAATGTTTATCACTGTATAAAGCAGTTGTTTTAGTTGAAGGATCACGGTCAGTTTCTAAGAAGAAATCACGTTTAGTGATTAATTTAACTGCACCACGTTTAGCTAAAATAGCTTCGCCCTCATCTAATTTCTTAGAACGTACAATGATAGCACCTAACGCTTCGCCAAACGCACCTTTAACGATAATGTTATCGCCTAATTCAGTAGCGCGAGTGAAGTTATCTGAAGCGCTAGAACGTAATTTACCAGCGTCTTTAGGATTAATGAATAATACCATTGGTTCTAAATCTTCATCGTCAAATGTATCAATAGCAGCTTCTAAGCCTGCTAATGTGCCGATGTCTGCACTTACAGTTAATTTAGTACCTCGTAAAGCTTCTAATACGTCATTATCTACTTTGTTAGCAATAGCTAAACCGTGTTGACGTACTGCTTCTCCTTGAGGGTCACCATAACCAGACAATAAAGCTTCATCAGTAATATCAGTACCTTTACCGATTTTATGAATTTTAGCTTCACGTCTGTTAGTTTCAATTTTGTCTACAGGAATTTTTTGTCCTTCAGGTACTACTGTAGCATCACCACTGTAAACAAATGCAGGGAAAGTTAAAGTGTCACCTGGTTGTCCTACTAATGTACTGTCAATGTCTGCAAATTGTGCAAATCTCAATTTCTTATCTAATTCTGCTTGCATCATAGGTTTTAATACTTCTGGAACGATTTGTGTACTTTTAGTTGTTGTTCCTTGTGCCATATGTTATTACCTCTTTTCTAATTGTTTATTAGAGTGTCGTAAGTTTTTCTATCGTTAACGAATAGATTAGTTCTCTCTGCGACACTCATATTGTTAAATTCTTCTTGTGTAATCCCACCATTTACGTTTTTACCGTCATCCGGTGTGCGTCCACTTGGTTTAGATTGTTCAAATAAATGCTCATTCTCTTTTTTAAACTCACTCATGTAATCATCTAACCCTTTAACATTTCCGTTGTCGTCTACTTCTAAATTACCTTTATCGATTAGTTTGATTACTTGTTCAGGTTTAATTGCTTTTTCTTTAGCTAAAGATACTTCGATAGCTTTATTTAACTGAACGTCTTTGAGTTTTTGATCGTAGTTGGCGTTTTGCTCTTTATATTTTTCTAACTCTTGTTTAAGTTCATCGTTATCACCAACATTATTTTTGAGTTCTTCAATTTGATTATCACGATTTCTAATTTCTTCGTTAGCAGTGTCTAATTGTTCTTTTAGTGAATCAACTTTCTCTGCCTTCTCTTTATATGATTGCAAACCTTCATGATGTTCGTCGATAATCTTTTGAATAGCATCTTCTTCGACACCTAAACCACGTAAAAATTCTCTTTTCATTATTACTACTCCTCACATTTTTTATTACGGTGGTCTTTTCCACCATGAGTTTGCACCTTTTAACGCCTTGAGCATATTTTGGGCATAAAAAATAGCCAACATTTAAGTGTTAGCTATAATAAGTTAAAATTTGCATTTTCAGCATTTTTCTCATTAATATAATTTCTAATTATTTCTGTATCAGCTTCGTTGCTTATTCCTACCTTTACAACTGGTCTATCATTCTTTAATTGATTAATTTCTTCGTATAGTTGTTTGATACGCTCTAATTTCTCAATTGCTTCATCAGCGTCAATATTAACCTTTACGTTAAACTCCATCTAAACACCTTCTTTATACTTTCTTCTTTCTTCACTACCGTCTGAGTGAATAACAAGAATGTAATCTTTTAAGAAATATAACTTAATTAAATTATCTTCGCTCATAATCAGACACTACCTTTCCGTTTATTCTTCTCCCACTCTCTATAGTTAGTGAAAGGTATTACGCCATCTTCTTTAGTTCTCATCGTTGTAGGTAATTCATCTTCGTCTATGTAATAAAGTAACTTACAACGACAATTGATGTTCTCTTTTGCACTAGCTACACCTACAAACAACTTAGGTGCAGGACCTACACAACCACTAGAATGAAAGTTATCTTCAATATCGACTGAAGTGCCGTCTAAGTGTCTATGTGTATCACGTGTGCGTGTGTCTTTAGTAGCATACCAACGTTTCTTCATATCGAGTCCGTTATCTTTAGCTACCATTGCGCTATCTAATCCAGCTTGTGATAATGCACGCCCTGTTTCTGTACGTGCTACTCTTACTGATTGAGCCTTTGCCATTCCTAAGTCATCTCTTAACGCTTTAGCTATCTTAGAATAGCCCTCTCCACTCATAATGCCTTGTGTGATATGCATACGAATACGCTTCAATGTATCATCACGATGTTTCTGTAGTGTAGGTACTAACTTGATAAACTCAATAGGTTGTTCAATTGCCGTCTGTATTGTCTGCGAAGTAGGTATATCAAAGTTCATTGACGTTTGACTTGCTACTTCATACAAAAATAGGCTCATCATGTACTTTTCGATATAGACGTTCTGTTGCGACTGTTTGATAGCCTTAGCGACCTCTCTGTAGTCTTGCGACAACATTTGACCTATACGATTAAGTTCTTTGTTGAGCCTGTTGTATTTATTGAATTCAGTCCACGTCACTTGTGGTTCATCTCTATCGTATTTTTCATACATATTCGCAATAATCTGTTTAATTTCTTTCAAACGTTTAGCAAATAGAGTTTCTATTTCTTTGTCAGCTTGATTAATCAGTTTATCGATGTAATTGTCGATGTCATTCTGGTTGGTTATTTTCGGATTGTCTTTGTTGCTCGCCATTCAATCCCTCCTCAATGTCAGGGAGTTGTTGATTGAGTTCTATATTTTCTTGTTCTATTCTCTCCATTTCAGCTACAGGATCTTCAACCCAAGCATGATTAGAAAGAATAGTTTCTTTAGATAATAACCCTGTAGAATTCATAGCGATTTGAGAGTTTTCTAACTCATTAACCATTACATTGAAGTTGAATGTAATCTCGATGTCTTGCACTTTCACATCTAATCTGTAGAAGTCGATAATGTACTGCAATAACTCTTGTAATGCAGTAAGTGTTTTATTCTTCAATTTATTAGCTTTTAAGTCTAAGTTACTGTACATAAACTTAAGCGCAATACCACTAGGGCTATTACCAAACTTATCTTGTTGGAAGTCTACACCTTGCCCAAACTCTATAATGTAATCACGTAACATTTTCGTGTATTCCTTAACAGAGTCGATAGGCACTTCTACTTTGATAGTATCTACACCGGAACCACTTTCCCCTGCAACACTAATTGCTTTGTAGTATTTAAGGTTATGCATGAAGTCTTTCATATCTTCACCTTCATAACCTTTTAAGATATAGATTAACTCTACTGATTCATCAAAAGTGTTTTGTGTATCAGATAATCGCTTATCTAACGCGTCTATGATTGTCTTATACATGAATAAGTCAGATACTTCTTGTGGGTTGTTCTTGAACGGAATAAAAGGAACACGCCCCCAACTCATCAATTTATTACCTTGATAATAATGAGGTTGTATATGATCATCACTACGATAGAAATCAGGGATAAGTTGTCCTTCTTTCAACTCATAGAACGTTACATCATCTTTAGTCCAATATTCAACACGTTCTGCTCCGTCTAATTCATACACACGGATAAATGCTTGTAGTTCATCTCTTTCTTTATTAGTCCAAATAGGAATAGCTTGTTCTGCAGGCACACGAAACGTTTTAAATTCTCCCTCTTCATCTACATAAGGTTGAACCCATTCGATACCTTTGTTACTTGCAGCAGTTAATATATCTACTAACTTGTCATCCCACTTGTGATTAAGTGTATGTTGTATTTGTTTTAACGCTTTGTCGTTATCTACACCAAATGTCACCGGATTAGCTACTGCATAAGCTACTTTCTGGTCTACTAAGTTTTGATGGTAGTTTGTGTACATGCGCCAGTCTGGTTTAGTTTCATCATAGTCACCGTTCACATCTCTTTTGAAAGGAGCGTCTAATATATCTGGGTGATGATTATAATATCTTTCGCCCATTGTGATATTGTCTATATTCTCTTTATGTTCTCTAACCAAGCGCAATATCATTTCTTCTTGTGTTTCATACTTCGGTTTAATCTGTTCTACCACTTGTTCGTGATATGGTTTATCCCATGGCCAGTTAATGCTAATCACCTCGTTTACGTAAGTATGCTAAGTTTATTCTGCCTCATGTCACGCTCTAGGGCGTATCTAGTGGCGTCAATTGTATGGTCGTTTTTATCTTCTAATTTAGGAATAATATCTCCATCTTTATCAGTTTGATAATCTATGTTTTCAAATTCTCTTGCTATATTCGGTGTACGTTTTGGATCTATTATGATAGCTTCTAAATCAGATAACCATTGTTCACCATATTCTCTGCTATCAGGTCCTTTTTTAACCGGTCTTACTTTTTTCATGCCATGTTCTTGCTTTAATTCAGCTATTGATTTAGGTTCGGCATGGTCAGCGTAAATGTCGTCTGACTGATATTTTCTTTTCCACATTTCGTTTGCATATTGCCTATTACTAATCTGAACACCGTAATATTCATCGATAGCGTAAATAACCCGTTTCTTTTTATCATAATGCCAACGGACAAACGCTAACGGATCGTCAGCATATCCAAAGTCAAGGCCATTCCTTATGTTGTCAAAACCGTCAATCATTTCTTGGGGTATCGTTTCTATTTGTAAATTGTTAAACGGTACAACGCCACTCCCTATCGCTTCCCCCATATACTCCCAACGATAACGTTGTTCGTTACGTTCTTTCGCACTCTCTGCCTCTTGTATAAACTGTTTAGATATAAAAGGGTTATCTAAGTACGTTGAATGATGTACGAATGTATTATCCGGTTGGAATGAGGTTTCGTATTTTTTGTTAACCCACGATTGTTTTCTCTTAGGTGGATTGTAGCTAAAGAAAAACTTGTAGAACAATCCGTCATCTAATTCACCACGTAGCATAGAGTTAGTAATTGTTGTAACTTCGTCCTCTGTCTTAAATTCTGCCAACTCCTCTATCCACATGATAGAAAAAGGGAACCGACTATCTTTTAACGACTTTAATCGTTCAGGGTTCTGTGCCCCTCTAAAGATAATCCGATTCCCTCTGGGTACATATGTGATTTCCATTGGCGACACTTTAACTTTGAACAGGTGTGACACCTTTTGTTCTTCTATCGCCCACTTGATTTGTTCAAACACTGATGTAGCTAATGTATTATCTGTCTTACGTACTACAACTGCATTCATAGGATAACGCATGATTAACTGTGTAATGATAATAGATATGTCAGATGACTTACCACTACCACGTCCACCTTTAGCTACTATGTTGAGTTTCTCTCTATCCTTAGTTGCCTTCCATAAGCTATGAAAGTGTTTAGGTAACAGTTCGGACAGTTTAATTGATATCATCGTCGAAATGCACCGTCGCAGTCGTTTCGATTTGTTGTCTTTCTACAGGAGTATAACCTGTACGATCCAATATATCTTTAGAGGCTTGATAGCGTACTAGCTCACTTTTAGCGTCTAATAAGTTAATCATCGTTTGTAAGGCTTTAGGTACCTGCTTAGACAAATGCTCTGCTTGGTAACCTTTAAAGCCTTCTCTGAATTTATCATTATGTTTCCAACGAGATATAGTAGAACGGTTAACGTCAATTTCAGCAGCTATTTCTCCCTCTGCTAAATCTGTTTCGTTCTTCAAGCGTATATATTCTTGTTGCTTCTTGGTTAATTCTAAGTACGCCCCGAATGTTGCGTTATTTTGCATGTTAGTCATCGTATATTACCACCTACTTTACGTTATGCACTCTTTATATTTTTAAAAAAGACACTGCGTAAACAGTGCCTAATGATTATGTTTTGTTATTTATTTGAGTTTATGTACTCATGTCACACCTCTATGTCACATCAATACATAAAAATAAGTTACCCGTGTGTTCTCACGGATAACTTATTAAGGGAGGAGAAAAATTACATGTTAAGTATTCATATCATCGTATCGGAAGCCGTGTTGTAAGATTCAATAAAACTACCCGCCACTCTGACGGATAGTTAAGCAATCGGATGTGCAACGTCTAATCAAGGACGATAAACACTTATCCAATCACTTCGATATTGAATACCCCACCATAGTGCGAAAGGATAAACACTATGTCTTGTGAGGTAATTCTTACAATATCATAATACACCGATTATAAACGGACTTACACACTTCAAAAGTCCACCTTACACATAACCTATGAATTCTGCCAATCTATTTATCATCGCGTCACGTCGTCTTAATATACTCGTCTTACTTGTTCCGAAGTAGTCAGCTATATCCTCCCACTCACTACAACCTATAGGACATTCCCAATACCTCAAGCGCATTAAGTCTTGTGTATCTTCGTCTGATTCATAAATGAGTTTATCTACACCTTTTACAATGTTGCGTAAGTTGTTATAACGATTGTCGCTTAACTTCTTAATTGATTCTCTCTCAATAGGATTGCCTGGTATATTACTCTTACCTGCACCTACATTTTCGGGTTCGTGGTTCTCTAACAATTCATACTCTCTTACTTTTAACTCTCGTCTGTAACGCTCTATGTTCTTGATATAATCTTCTAGTTTCTTTATATCGTGTCGTTCAATCGTTATCATACTTACCCTCCATTCCTTTAGTTTCCTTTTTTATTAATTCGCTTTTTGTATTCTTCATACTTTAAATTTTGAAAATCATTACCGCCGTCATATTCATCCATTTTACTTAATATACTTTCTAAAGCTACAATTTCACCGATTTTAACATGGGTACTACGGTCTTTATCGTTTTGCATCATCAAAATTAAACTAAGAACTAGAGTTTTTAATTTAATCCACTTGGATTTATAAAACATCACTTACCCTCCATTCTCCAACTTATCTTTCAAGGTCTTAATCTCATAATCTTTCACTTCTAACTGATGTTTTAGATCATTCTGTTCAAGTATCGAGCCAAATAGTAGTAAAACTAATATAATGATTGCTATTACGCCCCACATTGTTAATAACCTCCGTATATGCCATTCAAATGAACGTGGTCGTGTTCGTCAAAGTCCTTAGGCACTTCCACATCATCGTTTGCAGTCAACTTGTAATATAACTCCCTGCCAATCCATTTACCTAACTCATACATAGCGATAGTGAACCATATCTTTAATATGCGTTTAATCAACTTATTCACTCCTTATTTAATCTATCTGTCAAACCCTTTAGAAAATTACCGAATTTCTTTATTGCTTCAACTTGCATTTGTACTTTGTGTTTTTCCAAAGCCTCTTCTTTACTATCTGCTTCTACTACACGCATGTATTCATTTTCTTTAACTTTGCTGATATGTCTATGAACATATCCTGTACTATCTCGTATCTCTGTGATTAAGTATTGTGTCACTTTCCTAACACCTCTTTCACTTTTTCTAATATGTCTTTAGAACCCTGTTGATCCAAACCCGTCTGTCCCTCTCTCTGACACATAACTAAACTCCTCTACTTCTTTTAACTTTGGTGTCCAAATAGGTACGATAACGAGTTGTGCGAGTTTGTCGCCTTTGTTGATTTTGTAAGTACCTCGTTCATATAAATTGTGCTCATCTTCAAATATATTTTCTCCAGCTATATCTTTTAAGAAAATTGTTTCTGACTTTTCATAGTAACTATAGTCATTCTTAATATTAATCTTCATATTACCTTGAAAACCTGCGTCGATCTTACCTGTTTCAATCACTAAATGCGTCTTGCTACTTACACCACTTCTTGACGTTAATAGTCCTACATACCCCTCTGGAATATTCACAGCAATGTCTGTTCTAATCTTTGCTTTCTCCTGTGGTTCAAGTATTACTGTTTCTGCTGAATAGATGTCGTACCCAGCATCTAATCTATCTCTCTTCGGCATAGTCGCATTTTCTGTTAATAATTTAATTTCTAACTCTTTATTCATTTATTGTTCCTCCTCATTCGGATAAAATTTAATAAACATTTTATTCCCATGTTTATCTCTAGCTACCAATTCTTCGTATTCATCGTGTGATACATATTTTTCAATTACGCAATTTTGTAACATCTGCATCATTTGCATATGTTTTTCAGCATTCATTTATCGTTCCTCCAAATCTTTTCTTTTATTCCAGATTTTTATCAGTTTCTCTGCACTATCGGAATTAACGTGCATCCATGTAGACGGTTGTAATTTGCACTTTTTATTAGTACATTCAATTAATAATGTATCGAAGCTATATCGTATACTCGGTAGGCTACCGCAAAATGGACATGGTTTAATTTTTAGACTGTTCATCTTATCCCTCCATTTTCTACTAAACTCTTTGAATTATTTTCCACTATTTTGTCGTACAACTCTGCCTTGCGATATACTTCGTTAAGCTCTTTGATTAACAAACACCCGTCGTGTCCTGTAAAAGCTGTAGAGGATACTATGCAACGTTGGATAAATTCTCTATTGTCCATTGCAAGCCTCCAAATCACTTAATAAATTTTGAAACTCATGCGTTCCGTCTAGTTGGTCCATGTATTTTAAATCTCGATTTAATTCGTTTTCACTTACCATTGCGTTAGCTATTTGAAACAACTGATATTGATTGTTTGGTGTTATTATTTGATTTACTGAGCGATGTACTTCCACATATTCTTTTAATTTCTTCTCTTTCAACTTTATCCATAAACTTTTATAATCTTTATCTTTCATTATCTGCACGCTCCTTAAAATTTATAATCACATGACAGATGTTTTGAAATATTGCATCCGGTTCTCTATCTTTTAATGTCCCGTTAACGATTAAATCATCTATCTCATCAAACGCCTCTGCCTTCTTTTTAATTTCTGCCATATCATTGATGAGTTCATCACGTTGTTTCTTGTATGAGTCACGTTCATCTCTGAACTTCCACCAATCACTACGCGGATAGCTTTCGTCTAAATCTAAGTCTTTATTCCTGATAAATTCTAATAATTGTTCTTTAGTTATTTCTGCCATTCCTATCCCTCATTCCATTTAGAATTCTCTTTCAAAAGCCCTGCTTTTCTTAACTCATCGTTTAAGCAATATTTCCCGTCCTCGTACCATACATTAGCTAGGTATCTACCAAATACATCGCTCTTGTATGTCTGAACGTATATATCTTTGTTTTCTACACATGATCTAGTTAATACTGTTGCCTCTTTATAATTCTCTTGTCCTCTCTCTGGCGTATCGACACCTAGCAAACGTACGCGACGTTTAGCATAGGTATCAAAGCCACAGTCCAGTAAGATATCCAAAGTATCCCCGTCAACAACATTGGTGCATGTTGCTTTGTATGTGTATAAGTTGTTGATGTCTATCGTAAACACTCCTTAATCTACTAATTTTCCGTTTTCCCATATTCGAGTTATAGTTGAATCATCATTCAACATATAGAAAACTTGCGGTCTATATCTGGTAATAGACAATCTTTCGTTTATGCTAGTGTTATAGAAAACTGAAGTGTGTGGTATATTTTTATCAATAATAACTATTTCTACTAAATTATCAATTTCAGTTTTTTCTGTAACTTCTTTTTCGACTTCTATACGAAAATTAGTTTCAGGGTATATAAAATTTTTATTATCAAACGTAATACTTCCTAAACTACCAACGATAACCTTTGTTGATCCGTCTTTCGCTAAATATTCTTTAGGTTGATAACTTGTGTTTTTGATATAATTTATTAACTCTGCAAAATCAAATTCCTTTGTCACTTTAATTTTAACCATTCATAATGCACTCCTTATTTATTGATTAGGTAATCCGTAACTCATTAACTCGTTATATAATATGTCATCTTGTAATTCACTTATTAAATTGCTTACTTCTTTATGCGTCATAGCTTTTATTTCTTTACGACTATAATCGGTAAGTGACGTTTGTCCTTGCAAACTACAAACGTATTCAACTTGTTTATCTGTTGCCATTCCTTATACACTCCCTGTTCTTTTTAATATCGTTTTCACTAACTTTCATCGTCACTCTGTTTCCTGCTATCTTAACCACAAAGCCTTTAACACCTAGCTGTCGTAACTCCTGTTGTATCTCTGTAGGTGTCTTGCCTTGTGTGTTGTATCTGTATCGTTGAGATACCGTATCACTTAGTAGCATTTATTTTGTCCTTAACTTCTTTTTGTTTGTTTAATAATTTAACAAAGTTGATTCCTGCTTTAGTTAAGTTACGATCAGTTGAAGTTAAATTAAGTTTGTTAATACGTACTAATTCTTTACGACTTACCAATGCTATATTTTCTTCGCTACAGTCTGACCTGTTTTGATTCAAATGTATTAAACAATATCCTTTGGGCACAGGTCCGTGCTTTTGTTCCCATAAATAATGTGTGTATTGTTTCCAGCATTCGTTTTTAGAACCTCGTTTTTTGATTTTTATAAACTTATAACCGTCAGTAGTGGTTTTTATCGTTCCTAAAGGAAATGTGTTATCGGGCACTTGTCCTTTCTTAAATTGAGTTTCAGCGCTTCTACCTCTGGACGGAAAGCTTTTACCTTTGTTCCAAGAAGGCACACCTTTTTTAAACTTACAATCAACCCCACTTCTTATCCTTTTTCTCGAACAAAAACCTTTCATTTTATCTGTAGTAACATCAGTGCCAAACTCCTTATTAAACATTTCCGTCATTTCTTTCTTAGTTTTACCTTTGATGTTATTTCGAATATATTTTTCATGCTCATCAGTCCATACATGTCTCATGGCTATTACTCTCCTAACAACTTAGGGATTTCTGATTCTGCATCTAATTTTTCATCTTTAAACTTTTGTGCTTGCAGCACTAAACTGCCATTATTAATGATATTTTGAGCTACTTTAGAAACTGCACTAGATCTTTGTAACTCCTCTTTTAATTCTTCGCCTTTTAAATCTTCATCGCTTAATCTTTCTAATTGTGCAAATAAATGATTGTTTAAATCTGTCAATGTGTTTCTCATTTCATTAACCCTCCCACTTTTCAAATGCTCTGTTTAGATACCAACGTGCTTTGTCTAAATCTTCTTTTCCGTTCTTACGATTAGCTCGACTTATATATTTAATTGCATTACCAATTGCAAATGCTAACTCTGGTTTGTAATCTTTAGTGACTTGCTCTATAAAATCCATTATTTCTATTTCTCCATACGTGTAATGTGACGGGTGGTTAACCTTGTCATCTAATGTCTTTTTAGTTCCTTCATTTCCATTAGGTAATGAGTAAAAATCATAACAATCATCAATAGTCCAAGTTCTCCCGTCAATCGCTTCTACATCAGCAACCCATTTATCTATATCAAGACTTGACTGAACTAAACGATAAACATTTTTTATTTGCACTGTAATTTCAACACCGTTAACTTCTTGGATTCTGATTCTATCGCCTATAATCAAATCTTTAATGCTCATGATCTAACCACCTTTCTAGGAAAGATGTCATTCTCCATAAGGTACTTACACCATTCGCTGCGAGAATGCTTTTGAGGTACTGTGAATAAATGTGGTTTCTTACGTTTCAACTCTTGTAATCTGCGTTGCTCCATTCTCTCTTTATAACTAGCAATTTCGTCCTCTTTAGGTTTCAAACTATCCCACTCACTACGTCTTACTCCAATAGGCGCTTCTATTGCATCTTCGAATTTCCAACCAGAAGCTAATCTTTGTCTTAAGATATCTGAATTGATATCTGCTTCTTTCATTTTCTCTACTACATCTGGTGTAATAGAGAAGTATTTATTTTTAACTCTCATTTTTGTCGCTTCCATTTACTCCACCTCTACCAATTCAATTAGTTTAAAATCTTCGCTCATCAACTCTTTTTCAGGGTTCTTACTGATTGCGCTCTTTTTCTTCTTCTTTCGTAATACGATTATTTATCCATACTGGATATTTACATCTCACTTTGAGTGTTGCTTCAACTTCAATTGTTTCTTCTCTATCAGCCATTCACTCCACTTCCTCTACATTCATGATTATTTTTGGTTCTTCTGCATATTGCTTAAAGCTTTCAATGTGTGCAATTTGGTTATCATCTTTCCATAAGTGATCGTTAGCAGCGTCTAGCACTGTTTTGATTAAATTGTCTATATCTGGTTTCGTACGTTTGTATTGGCCTATCGATATTAACTTTTGATTCTTAGTCCAACTTTTAGGTGGTGCGAAGTAAAAATATATTGATACTTTCAATCTACTGTTCAACATCTTTTTAGGTAATTGACTCTGTATATATGCTTTATGCTTTGTGTAAGACGTTGGCATGTATGTTTGGATAAACTTACCTGCATTCCTAAAACGTGGACGAGGAGATCCGATAGGTTCCTTATACGTATCGTTAAAATTAATTTCTATTTCCATAACTCACCTCAAAATAATAATTCGTTAATTGTCATTTGCTGTTGTAGTTCTTCTCTTCTGAACAACTTGTGCTTACGCTTCAGTTTTTCTAGTTCATCTTTCGTTACTGTTCCTGAAAATGTATTTCTAAAGTGTATGCCTGCATAGTTACCTAGTTTGAATGTATCTTCTCCTAACGGCGTTACACTGCACATCTCCCAACCATCAATTTGATACAACATGTATTGCTTTTTAAGTCCGTCGATAAGTCCCATTAGGACACCTCCGTTATCGCCTGTCTGTTGCTTTTTTCTTCCAATTTGTCATTGATCAACTTGATAAGTGAAGCTTGATTCCCACTGCACCAATCAATCATTTTTTGAGCATACACATCGGAACACTCAAGTATTTGCATAACATTCTCTTTTGTTACCATGCGTCACGCTCCCTGTAGTCATCGCCTAGCACTTTTACTGTCCTAGCGTTATGTTTCATTCTTGAATTGATTCTTTGCCAATTCATATTTTGATTAAGTTCTTTATCACTAAAATTTGTAGTGAAGATGTTATTCTTTCCAACTCTGTTATCTACAATGCTGAATAGTTTGTTTAATGTGTGTTCAGTGTTTTCAACGCCTATATCGTCGAGTACTAGTAAATCTATGTTACTTAGCAGTTGTACAAGTTCATCTGTTGTTTCTGCAGCATTCTTGTTATATGTCGCTTTAATACGCTCCATTAACATTGGAATGTGCATAAAAGCCACTGAATATCCTTCGTTTTTAATCGCTTTAGCTATGGCATACGCTATATGACTTTTTCCGGTACCGTATGAGCCTTGTAAGATTAAAGACTTAGGTTTATCTACCGAGAATGTTTTGACGTACTCTATAGCTGTTTTTTTAGCGTATACTTGCTTTTCGTTTTGTGGTTTGTAATTATTTACTGTTGCATCTCTTAGCGAACCGTTTACAGTAGATTGATTGAAGATATTATTTATATATTTTTGCTTACGTTTCTTCTCTGCTTCTTTACCAGCTTGTATCATCGAACAGTCACAACCATGTTTAAACTCATGTCCGTTACTAAATTTGTAATAATCGTATGTGTTCCCACACTTATTACATTTAAGGTTGTGTTGTTCTTCTACGATGTTTTTACTAGGTTTGATATTTCTAGCTAAACTTTCCATTGATTGCATTTATAATCACTCCTAGTCCCAATAACTCTCGTCATACTTCATTCTTTCTAGTTGATCCATGCCAGTTGATTTTGTCTTTTGATTTAGATAACCTTCAAATTTAGTACCGAATAACGTTTCAGGTCGAAGGTACTTATCACTGTCTGTGTTTAACCACTCGTCAGTTTTGACATCAATCACCTTTTTAAAATCGTCCAATCTAAAATCTTGGTTCCATCTTGCTTCAATAAACTTTCTTGTTTTAGCTGTTTTATGCTTGAAGTTTTTACCAGTTTTTTCATTAAGGTAATCAACAATTTCTTTATAAGGTATTCGAGACACAGTCGGGTTGCCCGACAATATATTATTGTTAGTAGTCTCTGTTGTAATCTCTGTGTAGTCTCTGGTATTGGTCATATCATTTTGATACACTCCATCGTTTCTTTTTGATACACTCGTCGTATCATTTTGATACGATGGTCGTTTCATACCTTCTAACTTTTCATAATTGATGCTGTACCATTTTGTTTTATCGAATTTAGCTTTGTTATAGTTGCCTACATACAATAGATTTTGCTTTTCTAAACTATATACAGCACGCTTGATTGTCATTACAGACCAAAAAGGAAAGTGTTTTTGCCATTCAGGGAATGAATTGTATATCCAGCGTCTACCATCATAGTTATGATTACTTTTCTTCAACCAGTAGTGCATTTGTTGTAATACAATTGCTTCATTTAAACCTATTTCAGTAGCTAATTTAGGTAAGACTAATATTGGGTAATCATCAATTAATAGATTATTCATCGTTAGCACCCTCTTTCAGTGCTTTGATTCTGTCTGGTATCTCCCAGTTAGATATGAATTCTTTGAGTTCATCTGTCATAGAAACGTTGTTTAGTTTAGTCTCTTCACCGAATAAAAATACAGAACACTTATTGAAAGCTAGGGCAGCTTGTTCTTTATTATTAAAATTGCCTATAAAAAATTCATTTTTACGATAATTAATCCTTGCACCGATTTTATTTTTGTTAAGAAATATCCCGTAATATTCAGTTCTGTTATTTCTTCTTTTTTGACGATCTTTATATGTGGTATAATCTCTGTGAGTTCTATCATCTTTCCCTATCTTGTTTAGATAACCATTGCCACCCCAATACTCCATAACAGCATTGTTATATGCGATAGCTGCTTCATCTTCAGACTTATAACTACCTAAATACTTTGATTTCTCATCTACTTTTATAAAAGCAATCCATTTTTTTCGGTTTTTCCTCCAAGTAACACCCTTGTATTTAGAAATACTTTTACAACTTGGTCTTGACCATCTAGAATGATTTCCTTTATTTGATAAATTACTTTTTGTAAAATTATCCCCTTTTTCTATTTGGAACGATTTTTCTTTTATAAAGTTTGTCAAACTAACCCTTTTTCTATCTGGTAAAATAGTTCCAATCATTCTTGTATTATCACTATAATCTTTAAACCAAGTATGTTGATTCACTCTTTCGTAATCTTCATCATCTACGAATATTTCTTCTCCATCTTGTAAAAATATCGATTTAACCATCTTTCTCACTTCCGTTCAGTAACTCTGTTACAGTAATATTCATGTCATCAGCTATTAACTTTAGTCTCTTAGAATTAGGAATTGAAGCATCTTTTTCCCACCTACTAACAATACTGTCTGACGCATTGTCAATTAATTCTCCAAACTCTCTCATATTCAGACCTTTGTCCTGTCTGTGCTGTTTAATACGACTACCTAAAGTCATTTCTATCACTCCCCGTACAATAGATATCCTTCGCTATATTTTAGATGTTTAGCTATTTTAGGGATTGTTTCTTTTTTAGGTAAATGCATACCAGACTCCCATTTTTGAACTGTTGATTTTGTTGTATCAGTTTTAATAGCTAATTCTTTTTGTGTCATTCCTAATCGTGTTCTTCGTTCATTTATACGTTCTCCCACATCAAATCTATCTATCATTTTTAACTCCCTTCAACATTTTGTTTAAGCGCTCATCTACTGAAAGCCACGAATTTTCAAGGTGATGTAATTCATCAAAGGTTTCTACACCCATATCATGCTGCGATTGATGGTGTTCTCTACATAGACACAGCACCTCATAACCGTAGTGGTCCATTTTTCTCCGATTAGCGCCTCTACCTATTGCTTTATGGTGTGCTAGTTCTCCGTGTTTCCCACATATTACACAGTTTCGATTGACCGTTGCCCAGTACAACATAGCTTTATCTCCGCTTAGCAATTTGCTCGTTTCTACTCTCATTGGTATTTGGTGATGGAACATAAAAGCTATAATCAACTCTATTAATTCACTCGCTATTCTCATTGAACAGTCACGTAAACTTATTTCTTCATAACCATTCATAATTTCAAGTTCTGCTTGAAACCTTTTCCTTAGTGATTCCACAGGTTCTCCCCAGTGCAGCTCAATATCTCTACATAATGCAAAAATCTTTTTACGTTGTTCTATTGATAATTTTTTGTTATCAGGTACTTCAACTTCTGCAATGAGTGAGTAACCATTTTCTAATAAGTCAATATGACTTTGTTCTAATTCAACACCAGTAGCAACGACGGAATAAGTGCCGTCGTCATCTCGCTGGTATCTTGTAATTCGTTGCATTTAATCACTTCCTAGAAAGGTAAGTCATCATTACTAATATCAATTGGTCCATTAGCGTTTGCAAACGGGTTGTCTTGTTTTGTCATTGGCGTTTGCTGTCCGTTGGCTTGTTGTTCACGTTGTTTCATTTCATCAGTTTTAGGTTCGGGTTTATTTACGATTTCGTCACCTTTGTTCCAAACTTTTACAAAAGATAATCTGACGAAATACTTACCTTGATCCTCGTTGAATTTATTTTTAAGTACGATTGTTCCCATTTTGTTTATTAATCTGTCTGTATCGAAAGTTAAATCAGGTAAATTAAGTTGAATTCCTAGTCTGCTTAATAATTCGATATATTGTCTTTCTTGGAAATCTTGTTGGAATGGTGGTACAAATTGATTATGTTTGTATTGTTTACCTTCGTTATTTTCAAATACGATAGTGAAATATCTTCCTTCTTTGTCATTAAATTCAACATCTTTAACTTTTACTGTGAATTCTCCTGCTCCTAAGAAGTCTCCACCTTTCATAAATGCCTCTTGATTAGTTTCTTTAGTGTGTTGCGCTTGTCCTGTAATTTTCATAATTTTATACCGTCCTTATTAGTTATTTTTAATTTCCATTTCTAATTGCTTCTACTACGTCTGTAATGCTTGGGTTTTCAAATTTCTTATTGTTAATTTTTATATTGCTTGCATGTCTTATTTTTGTTTCAAACAAGTTAGAGGGTTCAGCGTTAAGTACATATTCATATGACTTTTGGCCATTTTCCTCATGTTCTTCGATAGTCATTCTTGCTAAAACATCTGATTGACTTACAACTGCTTTTCTTATTTGATCTTGTGCCTCAATCGTGATAGTGGGATTAATCGTGCTACCTTCATCGTCTTTATCTTTGTTGATACCTTCATGACCACTTATTGCTAAATGGAATTGATATTGTTCTTGTAACTTAGAAACATATCTGTACATATGCACAATGCGTGTTGCACATTCTCCCCAATCATTAAATGTCGGTTTCTTAGTCTTACCATTCATAATGTCGTCAATAGTGATATCGCGTAGTTTCTGTATTGTTTCAATCACTACTACGTCTATTCGCTTTCCGTTTTCTCTTAGTTTCTCAATTACTTGAGGTAACATTTTTATTACATAAGCAAAGTGTTTGTAGTTTTTGATTTGTACTACTGCACCATCTTCTGTAACGGTTGTTCCATCTTCATTAATATCAAGCACAAGTGCGTTGTTATCTTTTGTTAAAAAGGTTGTTTTACCTGTACCGAATTTTCCGTAGATAGCGAATTTATAAAACTTGTTAGCATTTTGTTTGCTGATATCTTTAACCCCTAGTTGAGTTAGGATATCTTGCTCTTGTTTTTCTTCAGTCATCTATCTCACCCTCAAACTTCTACTTTGTTTTAGTTCTACTCCTTTGAGTTCCAAGCCACCTTTAACAGCTTTCAACAACTCTTTTTTGTCTAACTTTGGTTGCTGTTCGATGTAGTATTGTTTAGGTATTAAACTTTCATCAGTGACATCTAAGCTAGGTGGATTGTTAGCAATACTGTACGAATTAAGCGCAGTTTTAAACTTTTCTTTACCTGTCTGCTCCATAACTTCCTGTAAGCTTTCTTTTAAACGTTTGACGCCGTTTTGATTAGAAGTTTTACGTTGTCTTAAACGTTTTATTTCTTCATCTATAGCATTGTTATCTGCTTCTAAAGATTTAATAACTGCTACATATCCATCTGCTTTATCTTCGATAGCATCATTAATACTTGCTAGCGTATCTTTTAAAATTTGTTCATCTTCTTGTTCTGCAATAAGGTCGTAAACTTGTTGGTAACTATCTTTTAATTCAAATAATTTACTCATCGATTAAACACTCCCCTGCAATGACATCTTTTGCTAATTCAAAATTTCTTTGTAATTCTTTATCTGTGAAAAATTCGTAGAAATTCAGATGATTACAGTCACTTTCATATTTTTGAGAATAGTGCCAAAAGGTAATACCAACTTCTCCATTATCAAAAGTATGAAATTCTGCTTTCACTTTTTCATCACTATTCAAAATCAATTTATTTAAATCATTGGCCGTTTTTAATAATTTGCGTCTCAACTTGACTACCTCCGTATATTTTGATTAAATTAAGTTGTATATTTTGATTAGATTCTGACTGTTACTTGTTGGCGCAAGTTTCAGTCTTTTTTGTTATCTCAAGCCACTTTTCCCAGAAGAATGTGCTAAAGATTAGCGTTAACATCGCAAATCCTAATACTGTTGTAAAACCACCTCCTAAAAGTAATGTGATGATCATTGCGATAAACATAGTCATGTAACTTAGTAAGTACTTCATTTATCATCCTCTTCTTTCATTTTTAAAAGTTTTTCGATATATCCTCTCTCTAATGCGAAATCAAATAACATTTGTTGAATATGTTCGGGCATTGCAATCACTCCTTTTACTGACCGTTTTCAATCTTTGTTTCTAATTGTTTAATTCTGTACAAAGTAGCTTGTGACGGGAACCAGTTAGCAACCATTGAGATAACGTCATCAAAGTGCTTTTGTCTTACGTTTGTTCTTGATGTTGCGCCTGTCATCTTTTTAACTTCTGAATTGATATCTCGGAATAATTCACTGCGTTGTTTTTGATTTGTTATTGCATGTATTTTTTGAATATGAGCAACTCGTTGATTAATCATTCTAGATAGCAAGTTGTAATCTCCTGTATCTAACTTTTGGTTTTCTCTTAAATCGATTACATCTGCTTTCACTGTTGCTATTTCTTCTTTAGTTTGTTTTTGTGCGTCGAACATAAGTTGTAATGCGTCCATCGGATCACTAGGAACTTGATAAGAACCTGTTTTACGAATAGATGGTAATACTTCGTTAGTTATCCAACGTTTGAACGCTTTGGCTTTTTCTTTAATACTTCTATTGTTGCTTTGTCGTGCTGCGTCTATTACTAATGTGTACAAACCAGATTCATTAATTAAAGAAGCTTTTTGATATCTTCCGGTGCGGTCCTGAATTGGGACTACACGAACATCTTCTTTATCGATATGATCTTGTATTGCTTTCGCTCCTCTTGAGTAACCTAAGATGTCAGCCACATCTTTTCCTACAAAGTAAGGTTCGTCGTCTATGGATAACGTTCTTACTGGTAATTCTTCAAAATTGAATGTTTGTAATTCGTTCATAGTTACGCCTCCTAAAATTTCGGTTTTTCCGAATCATCGCCTAAAAAAATATCATCAACTTTGATTCCTAAAACTTCTGCTAATTTGTGTAAAGTTTTGAAATTAGCGTTCTGAACATTTTTTTGAGTTTCTTCAAGTCTGTAAATAGTTCTTTCAGTAACTCCAGAATCCCTTGATAACTTAGCTTTGCTCATTCCTTTAAGTGATCTCCACTGACGAATTGTCAACTTAAGTTTTTCTTTTTCGTTTACTGTCATTTTGTTTAACACCCCTCTCAATCAAGTTAACTACATGATAACATTTCGGTAATTCCGAAGTCAATACTTTTATTTCATTTTTTTCGAAATTATTTTCGGAAAATCTGTTGTACATTTCCGGAAATAATGTATAATATAGGTAGAAACTTTCCAGGAGGTACAACAAATGTTTAGTCAAAACCTAAAATACTTAAGAGAGAAAAAAGGAATGGAACAGCTGGACCTTGCAAAAGCATTAGGTAGAAAAAGTGCATCAAGTATTAGCGAATGGGAAAAAGGCAAATACACACCTAAGATGAAAACCTTAAATGAAATTTCTAAAATATTTAACGTGAACATTGATGATTTAATGACAAAAGATTTATCTAACAATCAAAAAACTGAAACGGTAGCAGCACATTTGGATTATTCAGATTTAACAGAGGAGGAACAAAAAGAAGTAGAGAATTTTATTGATTACATAAGAAACAGAAGAAAGTAAGGGGAGATAATAAGTGGGTAAATATGAAGATTTGATGATTAAATACGACCATTTACCTATTACAGAAACTAAATATATGCCAGACTTCATGTCCGGTCTGTATTTAGACGGGGAAATATTTATCAATGATAATAGAAGTGTTAGGCAGAAGTTAGAAACTTTAGCAGAAGAAATAGCTCATCATAAGTTAACACACGGGAATATAACAAACAGTGATGAGTACAACAATCGTAAGTTTGAGAATTATGCTAGACGTTACGCTAAAGAAACAGTGATTTCTTTAGACGGTTTAATAGAAGCACACAGACGAGGAATCAACAGTCTTTATGAATTATCAGAGTTTTTCGAAGTTACGGAAGAATATGTTTTAGATTGTTTGAATCACTATAAAAGTAAATATGGTTTGTCTGTAATTCACGATGATTACACCATACATTTTGAACCATTAAGCGTTATCAAAAATAAAAGGAGAGATGCAGAATGAAAAAGGTTATATTTTTTATTTTAAGTTGTTTGTTGGTACTAGGAGCATGTAGTAATAGCGGTAATAAAAGTACTACCGTTAGCGAAAATAAACCTCAATTTAAAAATGATACATTAGTATTAGATCAAGCTGTTTTATATATTAAAGACGCGTTTATTATTAAAGATAAAGAATCTGGAAACAAAGAAATTGCTATCAAATATGAGGTTAAGAATAAAACTAACAAAGAAGAAATAACACCGTCTAGCGTATGGACTGCAGGTGTAACAGTTAAACAAGATGAAGGAAGTACAGAAAGCGAATTAGACACAGGTATGACAGTTGTAGATAATGGTAAATACAAAGAATGGTTAGAACATTATAACGATACAATTAAAAAAGGCGAAAAAGCTAAAGGTTTAGCTACTTATCAATTAAAGAACGACAATAAAGTAGTATTACATTTCTCTAAAGGTATTAGTGGAGATAAATTAGGTACTAAAGAATATGACTTATCTAAACTTAAAACTGTTGATTATTCATCAAACAAAGATTTAGAAAACATTTATCAAGAATCTTCTGCAAATGAAAACAATACAGATAACAACCAGTCTAGCGAAGTTGCTAATAATACTGAAAGTAAAGACACAAACACTAACGTACAAAGTAACACTCAAAAACAAGGAAATACTAATAAAGAACAAACTCAACAATCTGCACCTAGAGAACATAGTGGCGGACACCCTTCTGCTTTCGGTGGCGGAGATGTTCCTGTAGGTACTGAAAAAGTTGATGATCAAGGAGAAAGTTATATAGACGCAACAGGTGAATAAAAAATGGGTAGCATGCCTACCCTTATTATTTTTTTACTTTTTTAAGGGGTGATGAATTATGAACGTAGCTATTTACGTTCGTGTCAGGTCAGTACATTAGAACAAAAAGAACATGGTTATTCTATTGAAGAACAAGAAAGAAAGCTCAAATCATTTTGCGAGATAAACGACTGGAGTGTATCAGACGTATTTATCGACGCTGGTTTCTCTGGCGCTAAGCGTGACAGACCGGAATTACAACGTATGATGAATGATATTAAACGGTTTGATTTAGTTTTAGTGTATAAGTTAGACAGGCTTACACGTAATGTGCGTGATCTACTTGATTTATTAGAGGTATTCGAACAGAATAACGTAGCATTCAGAAGTGCTACTGAAGTTTATGATACATCTACAGCTATGGGTAGACTGTTTGTTACGTTAGTTGGTGCTATGGCAGAGTGGGAAAGAGAAACCATTAGAGAGCGTGTTATGATGGGTAAACGCGCAGCGATTAAACAAGGTATGATACTCACACCACCACCCTTTTATTATGATCGTGTAGATAACACTTACATTCCTAATGATTATAAAAAAGTAGTTTTATGGGCATATAACGAAGTGATGAAAGGTAATAGTTCGAAAGCTATAGCTAGAAAATTAAACGATTCAGATATACCACCTCCTAATGGTAAAAGATGGGAAGATAGAACAATAACAAGAGCGCTAAGAAGTCCTATAACAAGAGGTCATTATACTTGGGGAGATGTATTTATAGAAAACTCTCACGAACCTATTATTACCGAAAAAATGTATCAACAAATAAAAGAAAGATTAGAAGAACGGATCAATACTAAAATAGTCAGTCACGTATCAGTATTCAGAGGTAAATTTATTTGTCCGAGATGTGGTGGCACATTAACACTGAATACAGTGACAAGAAAGAGAAAGAAAGGTTATGTTACCTATAAAACGTATTATTGCAACACATGTAAAGCTAAAAAGGAGAGTTTCGGTTTTTCAGAGAATGAAGCATTGAGAGTGTTTCGTGACTACCTATCTAAATTAGATTTAGACAAATACAAAGTAAAGACAAAACAAAACGATGATGTTGTTACTATTGATATAGATAAAATTATGGAACAACGTAAAAGGTATCATAAATTATATGCTAAAGGGTTAATGCAAGAAGAAGAATTATTTGAATTGATTAAAGAAACAGACGAAACAATCGCAGAATATGAAAAACAAAGAGAATTAGTACCCAGAAAATCACTAGATATAGATAAGATAAAAAAATTCAAAAATGCATTGTTGGAATCATGGGAAATATTCTCGTTGGAAGA